CGTCAAGTCGTTCACGATCGGGAGCCCGGTCGCGGCGACGAAATACCGGCTCCATATCACGGAGCTCAACGGCTCGAGCTATCTCCAACTCGGCGCGCTCCGGATGCTCCGATCCGACGGCGTCGACGCCGCGTCCTCTCAAGTGATATGGGAGGCTCCCGGCAACGACGGCGACTCGGAGATCCTCGTCGGCGCGCGCGCGTTCGAGCGTCAGGACGCGGACTATTTCAACATCGAGCTCGCCGGCTTTGACGGGTATAACTCCGATCTCAGTTGGCGCGAGCAACCGGGATTCCAAGGCGCGGCCTACGTCCCGCTCTGGAATACGTCGATCCCTTACTGGTTCGTCGCGGACGGCCGGCGGGTGATCATGATCGCGAAGCTCTCGAGCCAATACGAGGTCGGCTATCTCGGGTTTATCGATCCGTTTTTCTCCCCGGATCAATGGCCGTATCCGCTCGTCGTCGGGGGATCGATGGCGTTCGGGCTCCCTCGGCCAGCTTGGAACGCCGACGATTGGCGCTGGTCGAACAGCACAAACGAGCATAGAGCGTTTACTCACTCAGATCCGCGCGGGACGTCGGGGATCACCGTCGAGGATCTCCAACTCCGCGCTCGAGATCTCTCCGGAGCGTGGATCGGTTTCGCGTCGAGGGTCAATGACGGCAACGTCTACGTCGCCGGCGATCACTACGGGATCGTCTGGCCGTATGCTCTCGGCCTCACGGATCTCGACGTCAATCTCGACGGGAGCTATCAGACGTTCCCGCTCATGCTCATCACTCAAGCGCCGAACACGATCGGGACGCTGATCGGCGTCAGGTGCATCTCCGGCCAAGGGCTCACGGCCGAGACGTTGATCACAGAGGGCTCGATCGATTGGATCGCCCTCGTCGATATCTTCCGGACGGGTCGCGACGATTTCCTCGCGATCGCGCTAGACTAGGAGCGGAGATCATGGCCGCCGACTATCAGACCGGCGTCAGCTCGAGCCCGACGAATCTCTTGCAAACGCTCGTCTCGTTCCTCTCGGGTCAGGGATGGACGACGGACGCGAGCGCGTCGGACGGGTCGGGATGGAGAGCTCATCTCCACAAAGGGGGGCTCTACGTCAATCTCCGCGCGGCGATGAGCGAGAATATCTGGCCGTATACAAACGGCGGCGACGGATGGCATGACAAAGGATCCGGAGGCTACGGGATCGGGCTCTATCTCGGGGACGGCTACGACGCCGGCGACGCTTGGCATGAGCAGAGCGGCGCGCCGACGAGGGTCGAGGACGGATCGACGGCCGGCGTCGGAGCCAATCTCCCCTCGGGCTCCGTCGCGGCCTATCACATATTCGACGACGGGGATGATCATATCATCGTCGTCGTCGAGCGCTCGCCGGGGATCTTTGTCTATTTCGGTTGGGGCCCGGATCTCGAGGAGGCCGGACAGCCGGAGGCGTTCCCGTATTTCTTCGGGAGCTCGCCGGCGGTCCTCAACACGATCACGGATCCGGGCGACGATCGCGTCGGGATCAATCTGACGTCGCTCCCGCCGATGAGCCTCGGAGACAAAGAGGACGGGAGTCACACATCCTCGACGGAGCGGCTCCATTCGACGGCTCACGTCCGCGTCGACGCCGCGACGTTTTCCGGACGTTGGATCTCGAACGGCGAGTATGCCGACGACGAATACGGCTACACGGGCCGCTTTATGAGGAACGTCCTCGCGATCGGCGAGGGCTCGGTCGATCAGGGGAAGTTCCCTTGCTACAACTCGCTCTATACATATGAGAGCGTCCATCAAACGGCGTTCGCCGGCGCTCTCTTGCTCCCGCTCCACAACTACGTCCTCACGGATCCGGGGGGACGCTACGCTCCGATCGGATGGCCGCCCTCGGTCTTTTGGTGCGAGGCCGTCGGTCACGGCTACACGGCCGGCGAGGTCTATCAGGTCGGAGGATTGGACTATATGGTTTTCCCTCATTTCGCGGTCCGGAAAGGTGCATAGATGGCCGCCGGCGTCAACTCTCCCGCTTGGCTCACGTTCGACGACGGGATCGGCGTCAATCTCCTCGAGGACGCCGCTCTCCCGGAGATCACGTCGAACGCTTGGGCGATCGCCACGATCGGCGGCGCGCCGGCCTCGTTCTCGACGCTCGGAGATCCTACTCCGGACGCCTACTCGAAAACCGGGCTCCGCGGTCCCGTCCATGATCTAGCCGTCCTCGATCGGATCCACGTTTTCCCGCGCGCTCGAGATCTCGGCGCGGTGATCTCTATCCAAGAGATCGACGTCGAGGTCTGGAACAACTATCCGACGCGAGCTCAAACGCTCGACGAGATCACCGTCTCCGGGACGTCAGGCGTCACCGTCGAGGATCCTTTCGGGACGCCGACTCACTATCCGGGGACGCGATCGGAGATCTACGTCGTCCAAGTCGACGAGGAGGGCGATCCGTCGATCGACAACGTCGTCGCTTGGGTGTTCGACGGGATCGACGAGACCGGGACGGCGCTCCGGCTCGTCGGCTTTCGTCTGATCCCGTTCCCGTTCCCGCCCAACATGAGCTCGCCCGTTGACGAGAGTTTCGGCTATCTGACGGACGTGATCGTCGCCTACTCAGGGATGGAGCAACGGATCCAGCTCCGCGCGGTCCCGATCGGCAAGCTCTCTTATCGCGTGTTCCTCAATGAGCGGCGCGACGCTCAGATGGCCGCGGCGATCCTGTTCGGGAATCAGGCGCGCGCGTTCGGCGTCGGCCGTTGGCAGTTCCGGACGAGCCTCACGTCGGCCGTCGCGCTCGACGCGACGGAGATCTATTGCGATCTCGAGGACGTCCCGTTTGAGGCCGGCGGCCTCGTCATGCTATGGAGCTCGCCTTACGTTTGGGAGGTCCTCACGATCGACTCGATCGAGAGCGATCATCTCGTCACGACGGCGGGAGCTCAACGCGCTTGGGACACGGCGACGACGGCCGTCGTCCCGGCCGTCGTCGGCCGGCTCAGTCAAGACGAGGCGCTCTCTTGGGAGGCGCTCTGGCGAGCGTCTCAGGCCGTCTCGTTCTCGGTCGATAGGTGGAGACCATGAGCTATCTCGGTTTCGACGTCCTCGAGCTCAACTACAATCGGACCGGGCCGATCGAGGAGCGGTCTCAACGGAAGTTCGTTATCCTCGACGCCGAGACCGGCAAGAGGACCGCGGACGCTCAGTCGGCGGCTCCGGCAAACGTGCGGCCGTTCACATGGACGGCGATCGGGAGGGACGAGATCACGGAGCTCCGGGATTTCCTCGACGCGCGCGTCGGGATGGCCGTCCCGTTCTGGCTCCCGAGCTATCAATGGGATCTCGCGCTCACGGAGGACGCCGACACGGACGAGACGATCCTCTCCGTCGAGTGGATCCGATACGCTCAACAGATGTTCGGCGAGACCGGCGCGCGGAGACACGTCGCGCTTTGGACGCTCGGCGACGGGTCCGTGATGGACTACTATCAGATCACGGACGCCGACGATCCGGGAGACGAGGTCACGGAGAGCGTCACGATCTCGCCCGGCGCGGTCCGGGACTACGCCGCCGAGACGACGGTGATCTCGTTTCTCAAGCTCTGTCGGCTCTCGTCGGATGAGGTCAAGATCTCCTATCCGAGCGGGAGGACGGCCGAGGCCGTGATTCAGGTTATGGAGCTCCCTCTCGAGGCTCCGACGGGCTAGGATCGCCCGTCTGAGGGCCGCGGATAGCCGGCCTCGAGCGTTTCGCCGCTTGGGGGTATGGTGACAAGGGGGAGGCCGAGAAAGTCGCTCAGAGAGGCTCTATGGAGCTCGGATCTGAGCGGAGGAGCTCATGAGCTACGACGATCGCGAAAGGGCTCGATATTCGGGACAGCCGGTCGAGGGATTCCGATTCGCTCAGGGCGAGAATCTCTGGCTCTACACGTCGGCCGATCGGGAGATCGTGCTCCCGGCCGGCACGTTCACGCCGGAGACGATCACGCGCTCCGAGCTCGATTTCTCCAAAGAGGACGTCTCCGAGACGATGGAGTTTACGGTCCCCGCGGAGAATCCCGTCGCCGCGCTCTTTATCGGCGATCTCCCCTCGAGCCCGGTCTGGATCCGGGCCTATCGCGCTCACCGGGGCGACGAGGACGAGGCCGTCGCTTTCTTCACCGGCAAGATCACGCGGACGCGGTTTCGGGGATCGGAGGCGATCCTCGTCGGGACGAGTATAACCGCGCTCCTCACGCGCTCCGTCCCGGTCCTCAAGATGCAAACGCCTTGCAATCATGTTCTGTTCTCGTCCGGGTGCGGCGCGAATCCCTCGAGCTCGAGGGACG